ACGTTGGCGTGCGTACTATTCTTACCCCTACTGAAATTAAATCAGGTAGCATTAAGAACAAAAATGGTCTCATGCTTTTAAAAATATTTGGTATCGATCCAATTAGGTTCTCTCAAGTATTCAATGGCGAAGATATTCCCACAGCAGATAAAATTGACCGTAGAGCGAAGTATGACAAAAGCGCTATCGGTAAGCTTTTAGAGTCTGGCATCGGTTATAACTACCACGTCATCCATAAGATGGGCAATAAGATCTTGTCCAAGCAGATGGATAAAGCTGCAATGAAAAAAGCAGCAAAAGTTTCTTCTAGTATCACCGTATACTATGGAGGCAAAGGTGGCAAGGGTAAGCGAGTTGACGTTGAATTCGCGTCAGGTTCATATACATTCAAAATCAATATTCGCGATACGCAGGGTGCAGATGGATACCCTACTCGTATGATGTGCGACTTTAAACATAAGTGAGCGAAATGCTAGAATTTAAACAATACCTTTCAGAAGAAAAAAACACGCACATGACTCACATCGAAGATCAGGTGATCTACGGTGGTGTTAAAGGAGCACGCGAAGCTATTCTAGCCCTGCGTGCAATGCGAGATATGCTGTCTGGTAATTCTACAAAGTCTCGTGACGTGACCGTTAAATGGGATGGTGCACCTGCAGTTTTCTGTGGCATCGACCCAACTGATGGTAAATTCTTCGTTGCTAAAAAAGGTATTTTCAATAAAAACCCTAAAGTATATAAAACCAATTCCGATATAGATGAAGATATTCCAAATGCAGATTTGAATAATAAAATGAAGATCGCATTATCTGAGCTGTCCAAGCTTGGTATTAAAGGAGTAGTTCAAGGCGACATCATGTTTACTTCGGATGACCTGAAGAAGGAGAACATTGATGGAGAATCTTATATTACTTTTCATCCTAATACCATTGTATATGCTGTTCCTATGTCTAGCGACGAGGCCAAACGCATTCGATCGGCGAGTATTGGGGTTGTATTCCATACTAGCTACGAAGGTAAAGATTTTGAATCCATGCGAGCGAAGTACGGAGTCGACGCAGGAAAGTTCCGAAAAGTTAAATCGGTATGGGCACAAGATGCGAACTTGCGAGATCTATCTGGTACTGTTACATTTACGAAGAAAGAGACAGCAGAAGTCACCAGGGCTTTATCAGAGGCTGGACGAATCTTTAAGCAAATTTCAAGCACCACCCTTAAACAAATCGAATCCAATCAAGACCTGGCTAGGACGATAGAAACATTTAATAATACATATGTTCGTGCAAATAAGCCTATTGGTGACACTACCAAGCACGTTGAAGGCCTGATTAAATATATCGAAACTAAGTACCAAAAAGAAATAGATAAACGAAAGTCTGAGAAAGGTAAAACAGCTCAAGCGAAAAAGCGTGATGAGTTCCTTAAATTCTTTGACGAATCTAATAAGAATAGCCTAAAATTATTGTTTGATTTGCAAAAATCTTTGGTTGTTGCGAAATTAAAAATTATAAATAAACTAAACAGATTGAATAAGATCAACACCTTTGTTAAAACAAAGAACGGTTTTAAAGTAACTGGAGCTGAAGGCTTCGTTGCTATTGACCAAATCAAGGGTGGAGCGGTTAAGTTGGTAGATCGTATGGACTTCTCATACAACAACTTTAGCCCTGACATAATTAAAGGCTGGGACACGCCGTCCCGATCCTAATGGAAAGAGCGAGAACTAATGCTAAGACTTAAAGAATACATTGCAGAAGATGCAGAGATGGATGCCGAACTTGAAGAAGTTATGGATATCCAGACTCGCATGAAAATGAAAGCATCTATGCGCAAAAATAAAGCCAAGATTGCATTAGGTCGTCGCCGTGCTGCAAGAAAGGTGGCTGACACCGGCCGGTTGAAGAAACGTGCCCAACGACAAGCCCGTAACGCAGTTCTAGATAAAATCCTAAAAGGTAAAGACAAGAGTGAATTGTCTTACGGTGCACGCGCCAGCATTGAAAAGCGTGTTAACAAGCGTGCAGCAATGATTACTCGCATGGCCAAGAAACTGCTTCCTTCAGTCCGTCAGGCTGATCGAAACAAGATGAAGGCAAAGTAATCAGATGCAGTTTAAAGGATTTGCGGAATACGTCACTGAAGCCACTAAAGAAGTTACAATTACTTTTGGTCGTTTCAATCCGCCAACAACAGGCCATGAAAAACTTCTAGACGCTGTAGCCAAAGTAGCTCGCGGCTCTAAGTACATGGTATTCGCTTCGCAGTCTAATGATGCTAAAAAGAACCCATTAGACTACACCACTAAAGTCAAATACATGCGCAAAATGTTTCCAAAGCATGCGCGATCAATCATGCTAGATAAGTCTGTTCGCAGCGTATTTGACATCCTTACTAAAATATACGATCAAGGTTATAACAAGGCCAACATGGTTGTTGGCTCTGATCGTGTACCAGAGTTTGAAGCTCTTGTTAACAAGTATAACAACGTAAAGGGTCGTCACGGATTCTATAACTTCGAAGGCGGAATTAACATTGTATCTGCCGGTGAACGTGATCCTGACTCTGATGATGTGTCAGGCATGTCAGCCTCTAAGATGAGAGCTGCAGCTCAAGCAAATGACCTTGCTACTTTCTCAAAAGGCTTGCCTCGTGGTTTCAAAGACGGACAAGCTCTCTTCAATGATGTTCGTAAAGGTATGGGACTTAAAGAGTCTTACAACTACCGTGAGCACATCGAATTCTCTCCTGTCTCTGAAGAACGTGAAGCATATGTTCAAGGTGATCTATTCACTGATGGCGATCTTGTCGTTGTAAAAGAGTCTGATGAAGTTGGCCAAGTTATTATGCTTGGTTCTAATTACGTATTGGTTGAAATGGCTGATGGTAAAAAGCTACGTAAATGGCTTACTGATGTAGAGAAGATCGAAGAAGGCGCATTCACTGCCGCTGCTAAAAACAAAATCGATCAAGAAAAAGAACGTGATGAGCTGAAGCATGCTCGCATGATGGGTAAAGCTGCTGTTGATGACGAACGTGCAGATGACAGAGAAAAGCCTAAAAAGAACGAAAACAAAGCGTATCACAAAGGACTGTCGAAGTCTACTGAAAAGAAACGTGAAGCTCAGTTTAATAAGCAGGCAAAAATGGATGACAATAATCCTGCCGCTTATAAGCCAGCCCCTGGCGACAAAACTGCAGAAACAAAACCATCAACACACACCAAGAAATACAAGCAGATGTACGGTGAAGGCGTTAAGTCTTTCTCATCTTTCTCTGAACTTGTGACCGAAGACGTAAAAGCTGGATTGCAAAAGAAAGCTGACAAGACTGGTATTTCTTATTCTATTCTCAAAAAAGTATATGACCGTGGCGTCGCTGCATGGAGAACTGGACACCGTCCTGGTACTACTCCATCACAGTGGGGATATGCACGCGTAAATAGCTTTGTAACTAAATCTTCAGGCACTTGGGGTAAAGCTGATAAAGACTTAGCTTCTAAGGTTCGTAAAGAAGAAGCTGGGGCTGGAGAAGAAGGCACCGACAAACTCGTCAATAAGTACAAGAAGGATACTCCCAATGCGTAATTTTAAATCGTTTTTAGAAGAAGCTAAATTTAATGATAAGCAAATTAAAATGGCTTATGGTATTATTAACGATCCTCGTTATAAAGGCGTTAACATGACTGCTATTGTTAAGAAGATTGAGCAAATTGCTAAAGGTCTATCTAAGCATCCAGGTGTTATGAAAGCTATTCAAGTCACAAATGAATCAGTTGATCTTGCAGCAAAGCGTAGGGATAAAAAGGAAGACTAATGTTAACCTTTGGCGAATACACTAAAGATGTTGTAGATTCCATTTGTGAAGAGTGCAATCTATATGAAGATCTTGAGCTGACCGAAGCCGAGTATCAAGGTAAGAAAGTCAAACTCAATGACCCTATCAGAACATCTGAGAATCCTAAGAAAAAGTTTAAAGTATACACTATGGGCCCTAATGGGAACGTTGTTGTTGTACGCTTTGGCGACCCGAATATGTCGATCAAAAGAGATGACCCCGGCCGTCGGGCTAGTTTCCGTGCCCGCCATAACTGTGACAATCCTGGACCCAAGTGGAAAGCCCGTTATTGGAGCTGTTACCAATGGAGAGCCGGAGCCAAGGTAGATAACTAATGGATAAAGAACTCGAAAAACACATTGTTGGTGACGCTGGCCGTTTAGACCGTATCGAGCAAAAAATCGATAGGCTGTCTGAAACTGTCATTTCTTTGGCTCGTGCTGAAGAAAAGCTAATTGCGCTTGAAGGTGACAAAAACTTTATCATGGGACGTATGCTCAAAAACGAAGAGCGTGTCGATTCCGTAGAAAGAAAAGTCGATGAGACGAATGTTACTATTCGTGTTATTAACAGGCTTTTTTGGATTGTAGTAGTAGCAGCTGTAACCGGAGCTGTTGGAATGATTTTTATAAATTAAGAACCCCCTAGGAGAAACAAATGAACCCCACCCAAAAGATTGCTGAAGTCTACAAGCAAATGCTGCTAGATGAAGCAAAGAAAAAAATGGATCCGGTTGGCCAAGCTGATGCGGATATCGACAATGATGGCGACGTAGATGACTCTGACGAGTACCTGCATAACCGCCGTAAAGCTATTAAAAAGGACATGAAAGAAGCAGCTAAATGTCCTGAGTGTGGCAAAGTACACGAAGGCGATTGCGAAGATGATGATGATGATGATGACATGGACGAAGCTTTAGAAATCGATCCAGATGATGGTGAAACAAAGCAGTCAAAAGGCGATGACAAGAAAAAGAAAAAAGATGCTGAAGCTGAAACTTCTGTTGAAGAA